TGCATCAACATCAAACTGACTAACTCCACTACTACTTATTATTCCGTGACTTGCTAATATCATTTAAGTATTGTTTTAGTTTAATTATATTTTCTTCCTTTGGTTTATATTCCTTTTTTTTCTTCATAAATACCAATTAGTTAAATAGTTATTATGCTGTGGATAAACATCCCCATTTTCGTTCGTTGTATACTCAGGAAACAAACTATTGTTCTTGCAAATATAGTCTAAAAACCTTTGCGAGTAGCTTTCAGCAATACGTTTTTCTTTCTCTATTAAATAATCAACCTCCTCCTTAGATACGATTTCGCTATTCTCAGATTGATGCTTATAAATACCTTTATTTGAAATTGTGTAAGCGCAGAAAGGCAAATATTCCACCATAGTAAAATGAATCAACATAGGCTTTAAATACGACCTTACAAGCGTTATGTAGTTGCCTGATAAAGTATTGTTGGTAATATCTGTTTTTATCTTATCCAATAGCTTACTGCCCGTGTATTGCTGAATCCAAATGTTTTGAGCAACCAATACGAATTGAATAACTTTATCAACGTCTGTATTTGCATTCAAAGAAGTGTATTCTTGTAGGTCTTTTTTTGATATTAAAAGTGCTTCTGCCATCTTATTTCACGTCTGAGGGTAAATTTTTATTTCTTGGACTATATCCTTTTAATGGTAAGTTATTAGGATAAACAGAAACTTCTGATGGGTTAGTTACTTTATACCCTCTTATCTCTGCTGCTCTTGTCCCTACCTTTTCAAAGGTATCTTTATCGTTCAACATATAAGTTAATCGTGACCATTTGTGATGGCATCTCGGTCCACCATGGAATCTAAAAATATCGTATTTATCCGCTCCAAATTCCCCAAATCCTCTATTAACAATACTTTCGCTCATTCTGTCAATATCCTCTTTTCTATACACTTTATTAGCACTCATCATTGCTTTACAAAAAGCTCTTTCAGGGTTAGGGTTACCTGTGTATTTATATCGAACCTTAAACATTCTGCCTTTTACTTGTTTATCCTGTGAAGATACTGCCGTAGGTCTTGCTGTTCCTGTTGATACAAAATTTAATACTTTATCAATTAAAGAAAGTTTTGTAGTAGTATTTTCAAGGTCGTTTAAATATTCGTTTAATGATTCTTCATTATCATAATCAGCATCCCTCTCATCAATTAATACATAGTTTTCGTCAATATCTTCACCAAACTCATCTAATAACAATTCAAGCTCTGATTTATCTGAACTCATTTGCACCGTTTGTGGCTCGTCCCCTTGTAAAGGATTCAACGTTTTAAACTTAAGATTAAGTGATACACCATTAAACGAGAGTATCTTTTTAACCATTTCAACTATCATTTGTTGCTTTGGCTTTATAACCATGTTCTCAAACAATATCGCACCTGTTTTCATTTCATCAGCATTGCTACTAAACCCTGTCGCAACCGACACACCAAACAACAATGGAGTAGTAACGTTGTGTGAACGTAATATTTTAAATGTAGCCTCTTCACTTAAGTAATTGTAGTGGCTTGGCGCATCGTTCAATGGTATTGAATCAACTGTTGTACGTGTTGTTTCGTTTTCATTAAATGATATTACAACTTTCTTACCTTTTGAACCTGTAAGCTTACCAATAACAGATGCTGATATCTCATCTTTCTGCTCGTCAGTTGGTTGCCCATTGTTAAAGTTTACAATTGTGGTCGGCGCAAACGAGTTACTAACCTCGTTAATAAGGTATTCAGCTATTTTCTCTTCAAGTAATGCGTAATCAATACCTCCTTGGTAATCTACATTTGAAAAGTATTTCATCCCAGCACTATAAGGTGCTAAATACAAAATTTCAACTTCTTTTTTAGATGTTCCAAAAGCATCAAATCTTTTAGGCACATATTTTTTAGGGTCAGTCCAATTGTCAGAATAGAAGTACCCTACAATGTCCCCATCTTTGTTACATTTCTCAGGCCTTAACAACTGAATAGGTGTATGAAAAGCCCTTGTAATTGCTTTATGTCCTTTGTCGTAATGAATCTGTAAGGCACACTGCCCTAATGCGTACAAATCAAAGATTATACGTCTTAAATCGTCTTCCTTTAATATAGACAATAGTTGCGCCCATTCGTTTGGTTTCATTGCACTATCCGTAGCCGTTAAGCCTTGACCGTAAATTAACCTACAAATGTTATTAATTACAGCATTATTTGTTGCTGAATTGCTGTATCGGTCAATTAAGAATTGATAGTAATTATTATCTTCACCATATTCAACCCACTCATTCTTATTGTTTTCAACAATTACAGGGGCAGTATATGAGGATAGTTGTATAATGTTATTATTCATATATAATAAATTCGTTTGTTGTTACCGTTTGTGTGAAATTTGAGCTTGGATTGTCTGTACAAAATACACGTCCGTAGAATCGGATATCGTTTATTTTTCCAATCTTGCAAATATACGTATGTCCTTCTATTAATGCAAATGTAGCTGTTGCTGTATGGTAATAATCACCTGTTGCGTATGTAGTGATATTAATCGTTGTAGTGACGTTTGTTTGTTCGTCTGTTAGAAATATCTTATCCGAGTTTCCCGTACCTTCACGTGGGATAAAATAAACCGTTTGCGGCGCTGTGGATGTCGTTAATACTATCATGTAATAGTATAACTAAAAAAGAGTGTTTTTGTTGCAAAAAAAAGAGGGGTGTTTTAAGCCCCTCCGTAAATTAACTTGTTACAATTGTACTTGATGTTTTCGGAAAATCATCGTTGATTAGATTATTGTAAAATGCAGAAGTGCCTAAAGGTACAAATTGCGATGGTAAAAGCTCCTCCGCTTGGAATGTCAAGGAATAGCCGCTAAAATCACCTAAAGATGCTCCATTATTAATACTTCCAGCTGTTACGTCACAACCTCTCAATAGTCCAACTAAGAAAAATTGTCCTTCGTTGTTTTCAACTAAAATCCGTGGCTTTGCGTATGCTAAAGTTTTTACAGCGTTGTGCGTAGCAATGTCCTGTTTTTTTAGTTTTATAGTCAATGTTTGACGGAAAAAAGTAGTGCCATTTTCACGTGAACTTACTATTTCTTGGTCGTAAACATTTTCGTTAGATTTCAATTCAAATTTGTATAAATAAGGGATAGCGTTAAAATAATCAATAGACTCATTAAAATCAGTATCAAGAATATAATCAAATGGAGTAACCATTGGTGTATTCTCTTTATAGATATAATTAGACGTTATATCCTCATTAATGAAGTAAACGTTTCGTAGCCCTGCAAGGCTGTCCTTACAAGGCTCTGAACGTCCTGCTGTTATAGCGCAAGGCATGGTTAAGCAGTTACAATTGTAGCACCTGTGAAACAGTCAGAAACGATAGTCGCAGCGCTTGTGATGTCCGTGAATGGTGCCGGTAAAGCCTCTTCAGCGGTAAAAGTCAAACTGTACCCGTTGAAATCGCCTAAAGCTCCACCATTGTTAATAGAACCTGCTGTTAAATCAGCACCTCTGTACAATCCCATCAAAAAGAATTGACCGTTGTTACTTTCTACAAGGACGTGAGGTCGACTATAAGCCAAAAGTTTGACCTCTTTGTGAGTCGTTGCATCTTGTTTTTTCAACTTAATTGTTAACGTTTGACGGAAAAATGTTGTACCCGCTTCACGGCTTGATACTATTTCTTGGTCAAATACGTTTTCGTTTGACTTTAACTCATATTTAAATAAGTTGTCAACGTTTGTTACTGCTGTGATTAAGTCATTCGAGAAAGTCACATCAGATGGAACTATCTGAAAATTAATAAAGTACACGGCCTTCAGTCCTCCGATTGCCTCTTTGCACGCCTCCGCGCGTCCTATGGTTAAGTTACAAGCCATAAATTTAAAGTTAAAAAAAAAAGGAGGGAATATACCCTCCCTTTAATTGGTTATTAATTAGTTAATTAGTTAGCACTGTTTGTAATACCGTAAGTTACGATGTCAGAAACTGAATGATAGTTAACAGCCATTCCTGCACGTAACACAAATCTTACATTTTGGTCACCTAATGTGTCGGCAGTATCGATAACTCTGATTTCGTTAGAATCATTTAATAAACCGCAACCAAAAAACAAGTTAGAAGTCTCAGCAGCAATTGCAACGTTAGAAGCTAATCCATTAGCTACGAATAATGGAATGCCATCAAAAGTAACATCACCACCATTGTACCAAGTTGTTCCTTTAGCATCAACACCTGAGTTAGATGTAGCAGCAACTGAGAAACCACCCAAAGCTCTTACGTAAGCTCTCATAATGTTTTGAGAAACGTATATTTTCAAGTCTGGCGAACCATACAAAGCAGCCGGAATTGCATCGGTAATTTTTCCTAACTCAGCAACAACGTTTGAAGATGTAACCGTAGTGCCTGAAACCTCATTTGCAGTTGGTAAAGCAGCGTCAGCAGCTAATAAAGTACAAATACCATCGATTTGACCTGCAGTTGCGTTAGCACCTCTCCAAATAGAAACCTCAACAGATGAAGCAACTTTCTCAGTAATGTAAGCTAAAAAATAATCTACAAAAGATTTAGCTAAAACTTTGTTTGCACTGAAGCCCATTTCTTCCGCTTGCCAAGAACTGATAAAGTCTTTTTTACACAAAGTCAAATTTACTTGAAATTGCTCTAATGTCAAAGAACGTTCTGTAATAGTTACAGTTGACAATGGGTCAAAATCACACGTTGCGTTTTTCAATAGGTCGTCTGTACCTAATTTGAACATTGTTGTTTTGTAAGCAATGTTAGGAATGATTGTCATCCCTCCATTTGCCAATGTGTTACCGCTTAATAAAGCAGCCTTTACCCATAGTTTAGAATCCTGTCCAACGTATGAAGTAGTTAATGATGTAGTTGTAGCCATCTTTGTTTATTTATTTGTTATTGTAAATTGTTTCTAAAATTGAATCACGAATTGAACGTGTTTTGTTTGGTGATAGGTCAAAGTGTTGAATCTCTTCAACATTCTCAGGGTTGAACTGAATTGGTTTAGGCTCTTCAGCTTTAAACTCAACGATGTCCGTTGGTTGCTCTTCCTCTTTTACTTCCAATGCTGCTAACTTAGTTTCAAGCTCTTCAATCTTTGCTTTCATTTCTGCGAAGTGTTGTTCAGTGATTGACACAACTTTTTTAGGTTGCTTAACTTCAACTTCTGGAGTTACATCAGCCTCAACAGGCATCTCTTCCTCTTCAGTTTCTTTTGGCATCTCTTCAATCGCTGCAATCATTCCTTTTTCTTCAACGATAAGTAAACGACCGTCTTCAAGTTCGTACTTACCAACCTCCAAAGGCACCGCTTCGCTATCAGGCACTAAAATCATAACACTCGCTCCAGCTTCAAAAGAATCTGCTTCGATTACCGTGTTACCATCGACTAACTTCATTTGCTCCAACTTAACTTCCATTCCTAAAAATGTCTTGATAGTTCTCAACGCATCTTTTATTTCTTTATTCATAAACGTTTTTCTTTAATAACTTATTTAACCTCTTTCTGTTGTAATTTGTCTCACTTCAATAGTATGGTTTACTATCGCAATTGACTGTTGTTGTGTACTTCCAATCCCTTGAGATTGACCATCACAACATTCTTTTGAATACGTGCCATCTTTGCATTGGCATCCTTTTTTTCCTCCTTTTCTCATAACATTAATATATTACCTATTTCATTTGTAAATTGTTTAAATTCCTTAAAATCAATCTCTGTACACTTGTTTTCTTTTACAAAGTCTAAACCAATGTAAGCCACAAAATTGCCTTTTTTAAAATACGGCGCTATACATATAGATTGTATTCCCTGCCTTAATAACGATGCTTTTGTTGTTTGCTCTTTAATACTATTCACGTCGCAATAGTTCATTCTTTCTAACATTATTTGCTGTAAGAACATCGGGTACAAACTAACGGGAATATTCTGTAAATTATGCGCTTCAGAGCTAATACCATTGTTGCAAACTTCAAATGTCATTGACTGATGGTTTCTATGTGTTCCATCGTAGTATTTAATAGTATTGTGAAACTGAAATATATAAGCCCTGTCAGCATTATATTTTAGCATCAACTCATTAAGCATCTGTTGAATCAAAACATTGTTGTTGATGTCTTTTTTCACCTCGTCAACAGTTTCAATTTTTTTAACTACTACTTGAGTGACCAATGACTTGTAATAAAAAAGAATGAAGGCAAGTAAGATTATAATTAGCACTGTTGTTTTGGTCTTCCTGATTTGCTCTAAAATGTACTTGACTTCATTCATAATTATATAACCTTGATTTAGGAGTGTTGTTGTAAATTAGATGTAATCATTAATGATAGTTTCTTGTGCTGTTATTTCTGCTGTTACATCAGCATTCAAAACTTCATTGCCTACTTTGATTATATTTAAATAGCTACTTTCCACATAAGTGTAATCTCCCCTTACTTCTTGATATACATCTATCATGATAAACAATTTAAGGTTAATTGACTAATATCAAAGCTACAAGCATTTGAAGATGCTCCCGAAGTCCTACACGCCTGCATAGTTATTGGCGTTGTATCACTTGGTAAATTAGTTGTGATTGTACCCTCAACTGTCACGTTATTTTCTAAAGAAGTAACTTTGTAATATACATTCATAGAATCAAAAGGATTGTACATTTCAAATACAAAGAAATCAGTAGCAACTGCACCACTTGTTCTATTTGCAGGAAAGTTTGAGCCTAAATCTATTTTTGTAGCAGTACCTGACCCATCGTTATGAAACACTTGTAAATTAGTATCAGAAGCATCCGAACCAATACCAATAATATTTAACAAACTTTCAACTGTAACAGTAGAAGACAAACCTAAAGAGGCTGTTGTTGCTGTCATACCATAAAATTGACGCGCGCCTGTATTAAATGCTGTATCACTTACACCAAAAGCAACACAAAATTTCCATCCTGTACCAATAATATTGAATGCACTTGTTGACCTATAACCACATATCCCATTTAAAGCTGGCGTTGAAACACCTATTTTTAACCTTGTTTTTTTAGTTTGTATAGATGTTGTTGATACTGCCACCGCTGTTGCTGTACCTTGTAGTGTTCCTGTTGCAATATTTTCAGCTAATACGGTTGTTGAGTTGTGTTGCGCTCTGTAACCCCTTGCAATTTCTGCACTTCCTACAACCCAATAGTTTTCAGCTAATAATTTAGCATCAATTTGATTCTCTACTGCTTGAGTTGTTGGGTATTTAGTATTATTAATTACACTAAAATTTGTCGCTTTATTTGCTAATACTTCAAAATCTGCAACATCATAAATAATCTCTTCTATACCACTTGCTGTACGTGTGTATATCTTACCATTTACAGTGTTCATATAGAACTCACCCATGTAAATATCTGTAGCCAACCACGTACCATCCCTATGGTCTGAGCTTGATGGTACGGTTGCAATACCACTACCTTTTTTAATTATAATTCTCTTTGTTATATCACTCATAAATTGTATATGTCTGAATTAATACTCGTGCCAACACCGCCTATAACCTTGTAAACGTCTTCGTCTGTTCCCGTGCCACCAAATAGAATCCCGTTATCTTCATCACCTAAATAGTTTTTGAATTGTAGCATTGCTATTCTATTCGGTATTTCGCTGTCAATAGGTTGTAAAAATAAAGAGTCACTATCTGTTACGGTAGTGACTGCTTTAAATCTTATGAATGAAGGAGTTATTTTGTTATTAAACTCAGTCATGTTATGCTGTTAAATTGCCCGAAACATAAGCTTCACTTGCACTAATAAAAATTAATGTAGCTGTTGCGTATTGGTTAGTTAATTTCAATTTACCTCCAGAGCTTCTTAACGTTACACCCGAACCTGCTGCAATTGTCGTTTGACCTGCTCCATATTGTGTAACCAAAACTTGTTGACCTGCTGAAAAAACACCATTTGGCACGGTTAAAGTGTTAGCAGTTGCTTTGTTCATTTCAACTACTTTTCCGTTGTCAGCAGCTACTAATGTATAGTCATTTGTTTTACGTGATAAAGTTAAATCTTGTAAGCTCTTTTGTAATCCGTAATCATCCAAACCCGTACCCGTCCAACGAATTGTCTTCCCCGTTGATAACTCCTCAAATAATTGTCCTAGAGGTGGAGTTGTACCTACGTAAGAAGTACCATTATATTCATATAAAACAACAGTTTCAATTACTCCTTCTGATACTGAATAAAATAAATATCTGTCTCCTTCTATAGATGTTGGAAATGGTTGCGTTGCTGTAACTGCAATAATTGGAATGCTTGGGTCTGTACCTAATCCTAACTCTTTAACCACACCCTCAGAATGGTATTTTAACTTGCCATCAATGTAATGGATAGTTCCGTTTTCTTTTACTATTCCGCTTTCAGATGTGATAACATCAGGTTGCACCCTCCATGTAGAGTTGCTAATAGTTTGTGTATTGTCAATTTGTGTAACTGGCATAATTATATTGATTTTAAAAGTTCCTTAATTTCGTTTATTATATCCTCGTGGCTTTCAGCTTCCAATTGGTCTAACCCGTCAAACTTCCCTTCGATACTAAACCCTTTGAATTTACCGTCTTTGATTTGTTGCCAAACTTCTTCATTGTAAACTTTCATCTTAACAACCCAACTACCTTTAACAGCATTCAAATTGTAAAGGTTAGATTTATCGTATTTCTCATCTTCAACAATCCAACTTTCGATTAAGCTAACACCATCAACATTATGATCGTGGTCAACCGTTACGTTATTGTTATAATTCTTTTTAAGATAAAGTTCTTGGACCTTAGCGATTGTTTCTTCACTAAATGAAATAGTAAACTCTTTATCTTTAATACGTCTTAATATCTGTTTATTAGGCACCAAAGCAAGTCCCACAACTTCCCTCTTTTCATCGTTGGCAACTTGTAACTCAACACTAATTTCACTTAAGAAAATAAACGTTTCTTCTATGGCAGGGCGGTCTACAAGTGAAATTGCGAAAACCCCTTGTTCATCGTCTTTAATTGTTAGCTCTATATTCTGCATATCTTTATAACTTAGAATTGATTAAAATGTTGCATTTCTTACTCTATTACGGTCTAAGGCTTGCGCTGTAGATACTTCACCACTCACTACATACGCTTTAATTGGTTGTTGTTGTAATGCTCCTAACTGCATTTGTGGTTGTGCTTGTATAATGTCAAAGCTTGGGGTACGTGGTGCGCTTGCTATTGGTGTGTTGCCTCCTCCTGCGTTGTTGCCACCTTGAAACTGTGTGTTAGCTATCTTTGCAATGTTCAAAGCTCCAATCGTACCAACTAACCCAGCTTCTAAAAATTGCGCCCCTGTTGCTAACTTAATAGGATTCCCACCTGCTGTTAATGCTCCTGTAACACCTTGAGCAGTATTCATAATTGCTTGAGCTAAACTCGCAGCTTTGTTTAATTGAAATGCTTTGCGCTGGTCTTCCTCATTGCCTTGTGCAAATAAATTAGCAATACCCGATATTACATCAAAAGACATTGCTGTTAATTGTTGTTTCTTTCTGTTTTTTTCTTCTTCTAATCTTAACTCTTCTTCGTTGTGAGCTTCAATCTGTTTTACTTTTTCTTCATTAATAACATTTTGCGCATCCATCAATTTTCGAGCATCTCGAATAGCTTTCTTTGCAGGGTCTTCTAACTTTTTAGGGGTTAAAATAATTTCAGCAGCCTCCTTTAATGCAAGTTCTTTTTTCTTTTCAAAATCTTCCTTTGCAGCTTTTAATCTTTCTTCTCTTTCTTTTTGACTTTCTTCTAATCGTTTTGTTTGTTCATCTTTTAAAAACTTTGTGTATGATAAATCAAGCGCTTTTGATTCATTGTATAAGTTTTTTAAATTGTCTTGAGCCTCTTTTCTTTTTTGTCTTTCTACTTCATTATTCCCAATAAATGTGTTAAACAAAACATTTTGGTCAAATATCCGCTTGTTTATTATTTCTTTTTCTTTTTTGTAAATCTCTGATTCAGTTGCTCCTTTTGCCCTTAATAATTGCAATTCTCTTTCTTTATCATTTAACCCACCTTTTGCAGCATTGCGGTCTTTTTGTCTTGCATCAGCAACTTTACCTAATTGTTCGGCATATTTTTTATTCTCTTCATTTAAACGTTTTTGTTTTTGAATATTATCTTCTATTTCATCGTTGTATTTATCCATTAAGTAAATAGCAGTACCAATTGCAGCAATAACTAAACCAATTCCTACTGTCATCATTGCACTTTTTAATGTGGCAAAGGCTGTAACAACTTGATTTTTTATAACTGCCCCTAATTGAGTAAATGCACGACCAGCATCTTCTAAACCTGCAAGACCTTGAGTTAAAGCCATTGCACTCTGAACTTTTAACAAAGTTTCTTGAACTTTCTCACTTTCAACACCTAAAAGACCAAGAGCTCCTTGATATGAAGCTATTCCACTCGATGCCACATTAATAGCTTTTCCTGCGGCTAAAAACGCTCCCTCTCCTTTAAAAGATTGTATAGTGTCGTTTGCGTCTTCAATTCTATCTTTTAATTCAGCAGCTCTTTTAGCGGCTTCAATCACTTGTTTAGACGTTACACCAAACTGCTCCGACAACTTCGCTACTTCTGCTTGCGCCTCTCTAAGCTGTGATTTAAGCGAACCTAAATTATTCTTTACCTCTAACTCAATTATTTTCTTTTCTGCCATTTGTAGCTTGTTTTAAGTATAACTCTCTTTTAGCCTGTTTGTAGCTTTCACGAATTGAATTAGTAAGTTTATATTTGCCTTTTGCGATGTCGATTATTTCGCTTTGACCGTAGAAGTCACCCGACTTCAATAGTTGTATAATTGTATTAAGCATCTTGATAAATTGTTGTGTATGGTATACCGTCACGTGTTAACGATGTTTCGACAGGCACACCCGACGTGTTAGTTGGTAGTGTAACTGATATTAATTGTTCTGCTGTATAGGTTGTGCAAGTAGCACCCACGCATATCTCTGTTGATGTTTGACCATTCTCTATAAATACAGGCACTTCAATAGTTGTTGTTGAGGCTTGTTGAATAGGCAAATTAACGTTAGCAATAGCTCTGAAATCATTTATTAAAGACAAATCAACTTCCCCACTTGTTAAGTTTACTTTCATCTCATTAATTATATAACGTTTGTCACGTATAATTAACCTATCGTTTAGCTTTAAGCTTGTAAGTAATGAAATTGGGAACAATGCTTTAACGTTTGTTAATCTGTTCTTTTGGTTGTACAAGTTTTTTAAATAACTATCGTAGTATTGTGAGTACAAAGTATTTGTAATGTAAGTTGCATCAAATGGACTACCCTCTACTGCAAAATGATTAGAGTACAATACGTTGTTGTATGTTAATTGATTTGTCAAAGGCATGTACTGAGTAACTTGGCTTACTGTACTACCATTATCAAAATAAAACGATACACCTGTTTTTAACGCATCTAAATACAATAATATAGGTTTGTTGTCATAAGCCTCATTTGATGTCTTTTCGTTAAATATAAAAGCAACAGGAGGCTCAGCTGTATTACTTGTTAATTCTTTCGAGAATCTAATATTTTCAAATGGGATATCAATTGTGTATTCGCCACCATCGTAATTTGAATTTGTTTCTTTGTAGCTTCCAAACTCTTTAGGTGTGTTTTTTTGAGAATCAAAATACTCTTGATTTAAAAAACTTTCTGACTTCTCATAATCAAAAGATATTTCTTTGTATAGTTTGTGTCTTTCAATTGTTATTTCATCCGTATCAACATGTTCTGTAATGTCTATAACTGCTCCACGTGTATACCAATCGTCCAAAGGTTCAACCTGAAAGTTGTCTACTGAAGTAGCATAGCAAGTAAGATTAAACATTTTAAACACACCGCTAACAAAGTCACTAATCTTCATATTAGGAACGTAAACAGTAGGGTCAACTGTTGCTTCTGCAAATGTCTTACTTAACGTTCTAAATTGCGCTGTACCTAAAGCAAATACTGAGTTTTGATATTCAACCCTTATACCAATTGATGAGGCTGTACAAGGCACTGAGGCTCTAATCTTAAAGCTCATTATATTTGTTCCTGTATAAGTTGTTTTAGGTATGATTTGCTTTGATGTCGTTGTTAACTCAAATGTGTTAATGAAGTTATTATTCACATAAACATCTAAATATATTTTTGCTGTTGCCACACTTGGAGTTGCAGCACTTGCTAATACCCTTACATTTGTTGTGTTGCTTAAATCAATAGTGTCTGTTGTTGTGTTTATTCTTGAGTCTGAATCTGTTATGTCATCAATAGTAAATTGCAACGTTTCAGTTAAGGCTTGCATCGTTTTCGCATTCTTTAACCATAAAAACAGCTCTGTAAATAACTTTTGATTAAAGAAATTAGAGTTAAAAGATACATTATACTTTGTTTGTATAGCTTCAAATATCTTTTTTACACGTAATGCAGGGAATAATTCAGTGTAAACAATAGGATAGTTATCATTACTTATATCCGTATTTGCTCCAAGATTATAACTCCATAGCCTACTTGATGAAATTAAAGGGTAACGAATATCTGAATCACTTGCATTTACTAATCTTGTACGTACTGTTGTACCGTTATATGGTTGGCTATATACACTTAAATCTAAATCTTTAAGACTATCATCCCCAAACTTATCTTTTAAGCTCGTTAAATCACCGTAAAACGTAATAGAATAGCTTTCAACACGTCCTTTAACAACGTTTGAACTCTCGATTGATATCTTCCCACTCCTAAATGGAATAGTGCCTATCTCTATAAATGCGTTGCGCTTAATGTTAGGGTTGTTTTCTGCGTCAACGTCTACATCAGTCTGATAAAAATGATTAAACAATCTGTTATTACGTGGTGAGGCAGGAATAGTAAACGACTGAGTAAAGTCAGTGTAAACCTTTGCAATGTCTTGAACATTTTGAATTGAACTATTAATCTGTATTTCTTCATCGTTAAACAACTCTAACTTTTCATATTTATCGGTAGTAACCTCAATATAAATATCAACCTTTCTCATTATACAACACTATTAATTAAATCATACGCAAATTCAAACTCCAAACTATAATTAATCTGTTTTGTATTAATAGACTTGTTTAGCTCGATTGATTTAGTTTTAAGTATAGCAGGCTTTTCATCTACTAACACCTTTTCACTTAGCATCAATTGTTTTAAATTGTCTTTAAAGTCCTCTTCAACCCAACCGCTATTAACTTTAATACTTTGTATTCCGTTTTGGTTATACGTTGTACGTTGACCACCTGTTAAACTATAATTATATGGTTGCATTAAGTTGTAATCTTTGTTAGTCACTTCGATATTGTCGTTTGAAGCCTTAAAGAAAAACTCACGTTGAAATGCTCCGTGTTTATTTATGAAGTCAACCTTTACCGGTGTATATAAACACTCTTCAACAGGCTTAAAAGTCCATGTTGCTTGAACTACATTTGAACTATTTATAACCTCAACAATCCAAGGCTCTGTAAACCTACTGTTATAGCATCTTGGCACGTAATACCAACCGAATCCCAAAGATGAACTAAGGTATAATACACCCTCAGTGTCAGTCCATCTTATCTTATCGTTTGACTGAACGTAAACTAATATAAATCCCGCATTTGAACCACTATGATAGTAGTAAGTCTTTTGGTCTAACAAGTAATTCCCACCGCTATAATTCACACCATTAGCAAACTCAGTATAACCATCCGTAGCAATGTAGTCAGTTGTGTCAATCAACGACTCAGTAGTGCCAACCGTCTTATATCTCTTTACTCTAACATTAAGCTTTTGAACACTACCATAAGAAGATGTTAATGTTGTAATGTTTGAGTATACCGTATGGTCAAAGTATTCACGAATATATGGTGCGATGTCATAGTAAGTTGTTGGTGCATTCGATGCGGGAATAGCTTTACTAAGGTTATATTGTGGTGTACCGGAGAAAGTTGTTGCACTGATAAATAACTCTATTCGTGTACTTACTTGACTTGCTTCATTGATACTAATAATATACGGTGACCTTGCTCTAATCATTTCGGTTGTTTAATTGAGTAGTTAAATATTTTCTCTAAATCTATTTTCAAGTCGTTCACTAATTCTTGAGGTAAACGTTTGTAAGCCGCTTCAAAAGGTTTGGTGAAAAACAAAGTTGGTCGTAATCCTTTCGCATATATTGAACGTGTGATTAACCACGCAGTTGAATCGTAACTCATGAACTTCCCCTTCTTATCTTTGAACTGAAACTTACGTGCCTTAACCCATCTGTTTATACCATCGGTTAACCCTCCTTTTTTACCTTTACCGCTCCCAAACTTATAAGGTGAGTTAGGAGCTTTCGCGCTTGACTTCTTACCCTTAACACCTTTGTCTTGATAGTTCCCGTACTCTTCCATTTCAAAGCTTAACGAATACCCTTTAGCGTAAACTTTCGCTTGTCCTTTTAAAGAGTTGTATAATTTTCTTGATACATTCCTATCACCCTTCGTTAAGTTAGTACGAGCTTGTTTAATTACCGAGGCTTTGAACTTATCCAATGCAGCTTGTAAGCCTGACTCCCTTAAATCTGCTAACATATAGTCATTTCATTTGGTGCTAATATGTCAAAGGTCATTGTCCAACCTGCAACAGCATCTGTAAACCTATCAACAAAAGGCTCGCAACTTGCAGAATCGTCTAACACTTCATATCCCGCATCGTTAATATCTCCTCTTCTTACCCTCTCAAATATTCTATTAAGTATACTTAAAGTAGTATTTAAAACATCATCCTCGTTATCGTTACCCTTGAATATATCAAATACATCGTCTTTGCTAATATCAACTATACTCATCATAACCAAAGATATGTTATACACCGTTGTATTGCCTCTAAATGCTACATCGTTGAAGATAATATGACACAATGGGTACATATCTTGTTTCGCATTTGTGATTTTATCAAGGCTTCCTTTCGTTACTCTATTCACTAATGGGTCTGCAAGTATACTATCATGCAATAATGTAGATAGATTATAATAGTTTTTCATGTGATCGCTTTAATTGTTTAACCTCTATTCTGCTTTTTTGTTGTTCAAAGGTTAAAAATGTTAGGCATTGATGAATTCCCAACGCTGTAACCTCGTCAAATCTTCTAATGTCTCCTTGAGCGACATGATAGATTGAGCTATACCATCCCCATTGTTTTGAGAATTGAACATTTTCACTATATGGGTTTTGTTCTTCATTTTCTCCAAAGAGGACAGCGTACTGCTTATTAATTCGATTCCTAAAGTCCAAAAAAAAACCGAAGCGGGTAGCACAACATCTAACGGTGCGTATTTTAATACCTCTGAGTAACTTAAATCACCACGGTAAGGTTCTATTTCATATTTACCCTTAACGTCCTTTACAATCGGCCTATACATTACCGCAAGTGCTTTGTGTATGTTTTGAAAGTCACCAATGTTTGCCTCGATGTCGATGTACTCTCCCCAACTTATTTCTTCAAGATCAGGTATAAATCCAAACTCAACATCATTTAATTTAAACCTATGTTTGAAGGCAGTTTTCTCGTTAAAGATTTTATTAAAGTGTTGAACCAACTCAATAACGGTTGACGCTTTCATCTTAACAACTTCCTTTAATTCAAGACCACAAAATATTTCAATCATTTTTTGAAATACAAACTCTTTGTCATCTGAGTTGTTCAGAGTAAGCATGTACTTTTGGTACCTATCTAAACTTATTTCGGATAGGTTGGAAGGAATATCTATTTCAATCTTCATTTTTTATGTATTGGATTACTACAATTGCCCTTATGGGAACCCCAATCATGATTTAAACCATTAAATTTGCCAATATATTGGCAGCTATCGATTACAATTTCTTGCAAGCCAAACCCAATATTACCATGTCTAATGCCTGTATCTTTTGTTATAACATTGGGACGTTCACAACTTGTAACACTTAAAAATATTACTAAAGCTATTATCTTAATTTCAATCTTCATAAATACTTTCTATTTCTACTTCATAACCTAACTTTTCAAGAATACCCCTAACTATTGTTTCAGTGTCTTCATTTCTAAACTCTAGTTCTTCACCATTTACTTCTGTTATTGTACCGTAATCAATACAACAACCATCACCGCATGAATTGTTATAATGTTTAAATGTTATCTCTACTTTCATATTAATTCTTCTCCAGTTAGTGCAAAGTATAAATTTTGTAGTTGGTGAACATATTTAAAATCATATCCAGTTACAAATCTTTTTTCGTTAAATTCTGGTATCATTTTATTTTTATTTACCGTCCAATACAATTTTAATTCATGGTTTCTACTTTGGTGATATTCATTATTTATTAAATCAAATCCTAACTTCAATAACCAATCTTCTGTAATTGGAATAGGTTGATAAAAGTCATCCAAAGGATCGTCATATAAATCCAATATTTGTTCTGCTGTAATTTGAGCATACTTTGGCTCTAAAGTGTCTTCTTTAAACCAATTACCTATTCTTAATTCTTCTGCTCTCATTTTGCCACCATTACTTTAGCTCTTACACCCTTCCAATACTTCAATGATGCTTCAGCTTTCGCAACTTCATTGTCGATTGACTCAACACATTGGAATTTCCAGTTGTCTCCGTACTCATCTTTGTAAGCGTCTACAACTTTAATACTACTTTCATTAATCATTTGTCTCAAACTTTTACCTAATTCCATATTTACCTTTGTTTGGGTTACTTAATTGATAACTAACTGCATAACGTAACGCATCTAACGCGTGGTCATACTTATCTATTGGTGTCTCACTCTTACGTTCTAACCAGCAATAGTTGTTTAATTCTTTTATCAAATCTACGGAGTTTTCGTCAATAATTAGTTCATAATCTCTAATCATTTCAATCCCTTCCGTTATTTTATGTTTAACACACGGGACTACGTTATTTCCTTGATGCTTTAATTCTGTTATAAGCCTTGGCTCTGCATTGTCCCCAATGATTAAACCCCCTTTTGCGAAGTGATTGTTTAACCTTGCTAACTCTGACGTTACTAAATTAGTTTGATAAATATGCAGTTTACAATAAATAATCTTATGAGTTTTATCTATTGACGTTTCAATAAGTGTTGTCGGGTCGTTACTGAATCCGTAATCTTGACCAAACACTGACCCGTTATCATTATTGAACGTTCCTATCTTCCAATTGTTGTAGATAACTCCTTCAGCTTTGTCTAACCAACCGCCGAGTATTGTGTGTTTATACTTCTCAGGTCTGCGTTCTTTTATCGTTTTTATTTGATTTAAGAAACTTTCAGATAAGTTTGATATATTGTCCTTATATGTTGTGTGAATGTACGTCGTATCGCCTTTAATTGTATTAACTCCAGCTTCTACTCCTTTACTCTCGAAAAACTTTTGATAGATGAAATGTTCTTTAGTCGCAGGGTTAAGAATAAGTATTACCCTGTTTTGTTTTTCTTTATGCCTTATTGAGTAATCAATCTTATCAAATACATCTTCATCGGTTAACTCTTCTGCTTCATCTAACACCCATGTTGTTACACCTGCTAATGATTTTAGATTAGCTGTTTGAGTTCCGCTCGATGTCTTAATACCTTTGAAGAGAATCTTACTTCCTGTTCTTAGATTAATTATTTCGTCTTTGGTAATATGGAAATCAGAGTTTTTACCTAATAAATCAACCTTATCAATAAACTCAGGTATAATAGAGACGTGAGCAGAAGTAAGGGTATAACGTGTAAATAATATAACATGGTTTGATTCGTAGGTAAGAAGCAGTAGAAGTAAATTAATAGAATATGACTTACCACTACCCCGACCACCTGTAACAATGAAATATCTACTGTCATTTGCAAATGCTTTATATTTCGGGTTTAAAGTTACCAATTAATTATCTTCAATTAATAAAGCTAATGATATTACAAATATTGGAGTTAATAAAATAAACCACATACTTATTGACCAACTAAATATAAATATAAAACTAATTAGTAATGCTATTAAACCTCTCATAATTATTTTTCACCAAAGTTAATCAAATCTTTTAGTGTTGTTGCGTTAATGTTAATGTCAGATTCAACTCTTTCTTTAGCTTTACCAAATACATGTTCAGAGATAAATATCTTACCTCTTTCAAACGTTAATAAATCTTTAGCTAATTCTATTCTTGCTTCATCGTCTGTATTAACATCCTTAACTTGTTTTATTGCAGTTAAGAATATATTATTTGTCTTTTCAAAGTCTTGCTTTGGTTTGTTTCCTGAGTTTGGTCTCGCTCCACCGTGTCCGTTTGCCATCTTGAAAAAAATCTTGGTTAATCAATTATCCTAAAAACGCTCCTTGATCATTAGGAAATGACTCTTTGTTATACTCGTTAAAAACTATTCTTGTTTTGCGTAACATGTCATTTAAACATGAAGCGCATGAGGTTGGTCGCTCGTTTGTTTTGAAAACTCTGTTGTAAACCTTTAAAAATTCAATTTGTTGTGATGGTTTAATCTTAACAGAAATTTGAGGTAATAATTCTTCCAATAGCTTGTATTCGGGTTCTGTCAAGCACTCAGGTGTTTTATAAGGGAATAGTTTGTTTAATACTTCTTTACGTTTGTCACACCCACAATCTTCACCTGCAATAAATTTAACCGCTTTGTCAATTCCTGTTGCCTCTGTGAATTTAGCTACTGTATCTCCAAAGCCCTTTGATATTCTTTTTGCCATATCTTTAATTTTCGTTTACATTTTTTAATCGTGTGAAAAATAGAAGTCAGACTAATTTTAGTTTCCTTTTCAAGTTCACGCATACTTTTTCCGCTTCGCAAATATAATAAGAATAGTTGTTGGTCAAACCACTCCCATGTTTTTATTTGTTCTTCAACGCTTTGATAGTATAACTCTATTTCGTATGTTTTGTTGTTTTCATCTTCGGTCAGGTCTACGAGTAGGTCGATGTCGACCATTGATATTTCACGTTTGCAATAGTCAAAGAATATGTTGCGAAGCATTATCCAAATGAATGATTTTGTTATTACTTGACCTTTACCATATTTGTGAAACCGTATGTACATATCTTGAACGATGTCCTCTGCTTCGGTCTTAGCGCCAAACCTTTTTACTATTCTTACCCATTCATCGTGGTACTGCGCTACTTCTTTTAAATCCATGTGTATAAACAAAAATACCCTTACACCAATTGATGCAAGGGTAGTAAACTATTCTTTGATAAATGTTCCGTTTTCGGTTTTACCTTTTCTATACTCAATAACTTTGAAGGCACGTTTTGCACAATCTTCAAGTGAGTAACCCATTTGATTAGCTAATATAACAAGTGTGATGTAACTATCTCCAAGCGCGTCTATTGTTTCTGCGATGTCTTTCTTTAGTATTGCTGAAGATAATTCTCCGACTTCCTCTACAACCTTTGCGAGTTGTTGGAACTTGTTGTCGGGGTTGTCTAACTTTCGAGCCTTCGCCCAATTAATTATTTCTCTTTCCATATTACCAATTTTTACCTGTAAATTTATTTTTACGACTTTGTTCATTTATAAGTTCTAAACCAAAGACAACAGTAGTAACAATAGGGAAAAACCAAAGCATCGGGTTTATTCCATTAAATTTATCTATTTTATACAATTTTTTATTTAACCACCTATTTAAAAATACGTTAGCTACATAAACTAAGCTTATTATTACTGCTTCCATTCTTTTAAATATAAATCAATTAAAAAC